AAAGACACCTTATTGACAGGTGTCTTTTTTTATGTGATAATAAATATATGAAATTGTAATATGTGATGAAGATTTTTCTAGATTGCTCTGATGTTGACCTAATAAAACAGTCTTATTCTACTGGGTTAATTGATGGAGTTACTACTAACCCCAGTTTGATGCTGAAGAATGGTCACAATCCTTTGGATGTTCTTAAGGAGATAACTTCTATCTTTCCTTGGGATGCTTCAATATCAGCAGAGGTTGTTGGAGAAACAGTAGAAGACATGCTAGCCATGGCTGATACTTATCTTGAGATAGCACCTAACATTACCATTAAAGTACCTTGTACACGTACAGGGCTTAAAGCATGTAAGGATCTATCAGAGGACGATGTAGCGGTTAATGTAACACTTATATTCTCTGCTGCTCAAGCTATACTCGCATCTAAAGCAGGTGCAACATACGTTTCACCCTTCGTAGGTCGTTTGAACGACCAGTATTGGGATGGTATTCAATTAGTGGAGGAAATTGCCGATGTCTACGCAACTCATGGTGCTAAAACTCAAGTACTCGCTGCTTCAATTCGAGAACCTCTTCAAATCGCAAAGTGTTTTCGAGTGGGGGCTGATATCTGTACTCTTCCTTGGGATATATTTAATAAAATGTATGACCACATTCTAACTGATCAGGGTATGCAGAAGTTTGATTCAGACTGGAGTGAACTCCAGAGTAAACTGAAGTGAACGGTAGAGTGAATAAGGTAACAATGGTAGCCCAGATCATGAAGATGAAAACTGGGCTAGACAATGGGTGGTATCCTGAATGGGATGAACGCCAGAGAGGAGCAGCACAAAGGATACTGCTCAATGTATTAGAACACTTAGATGAGTACTGGGAGTAATGGAAAAGAGAAATTTAAAAACATTAATAGCAGATTTAGAACGAGCAATAGCAGAGATAAAGTCTGAAGTTTATTCAGACACCTCTGCTTATCGTATAGATAGTGGCGATGGAATAAAATCCTACGCCCAAGTAAATGATGAAGACGGAGAGTGCGACTAATGAAAAAACTTTGGAGGGAGATTACGAGAACCCCTGGACCTATCAGGGTACAACTTTTACTTCTAACGACATTAACGATTTCTTCGGTTTCGTCTACCGTATTACAAATTTGCAATCGGGCAAACAATATATCGGGAGAAAGTACTTTACACAACGTCGTAAACCTAGAGGTGGTAAGAGAAGGGTTACGTCTGAGAGTGACTGGAAGAAGTACTACGGAAGCTCTGACGAACTTAAAGCAGATAGAAAGTTACTTGGGAACGAGTTATTCAAGAGAGAAATAATAAGTTTACATAAGACATTAGGTAAAGTTAACTACGAAGAGACAAGACAATTGTTTCTAAATAATGTACTAACTGAGTCTACTGATGATGGTCAACCAGCATTCTACAATTCAAATATCCTTGGTAGATATATGCGAAAGGATTATTTTGGGGGTTGACGATGGACTCTAATCACTGCTATAATCTAGAGAACATACCGCATGTTCCCATGAATGATTTCTATGATTTTGAAAAGGAATGTGAAGAGAGATATATTGATATGTTAATTGACCAACTTCATGAGATAGCAGAACAAAACTATGAGTGTTAATCTACAAACTCCAGTTAGGTCTGAGTACTTTATGATGTTTGCTTTCCCACCTTTGTATGTGGTAGAGTATCCTCATGATATGAGTGCTATACAAGAGGCAGTTGATGATTTAGAATTTAGACAATCACAGTCTAACTTTACTACTAGTAATCAATACATCTTGGAGTTGGAAAGTCTTTCTAAGTTAAAAGAATTTTGTCTCTTTTCTGTACAGAAGTATACTGCTGATGTTATTCTTAGTCCTCATCATGAGATAGGTATACAACAATCTTGGGCAAATAAAACTGTTAAAGGAACAGAACACCCTAAACATTATCATCTTAATAGTATGATTAGCGGAGTCTTTTATGTTAGGTCATCGGATGATGCTCCACCAATAATATTTGATTCTGTTAGACAAGACCCATTTCCAGTACGTCCAGAACCCGATAGAAGTTTACCTTCTAATGAATTTACTAATGATAGTTATACTTTTAAAGCATCTGCTGGTCACCTATTATTATTTCCTAGTATATTACATCATTATGTCCCTATGCATACTGGTGATGAACCTAGAATAAGTATATCTTTTAATACATTTCCTATGTTACCTGTAGGTTCTTATGATGCATCAACATTATTAACTTGACAAACTATAATCCCTCATATATAATACAACTAATTTTATAATAGAAGATGGCCTGCTCACTACATGGAAAATTAGATGCTGCTATCGCTGCTGCTAAGGCAGTGTTTGATGAAGCACATGAAAAAGATTCATTATCAGATAGTGATCTTAACTTAGTCTTTGTATACTATCAAGGACTTAAGAAGATTGCTAAAGAATATACACATGATACCTTTACTGTACCTGATGGTTCTATAGATCTCGATTACGACCCTGATTATAATATCAGTTTAGGTAATGTAGATGTTCCAGATGCTATCTCATGGAACAATGAGGTGTTTACTACTCCGAAGGTGACTTATAACACAGGTGATTCAATAACATTTGTTAACGATGGTACTCAAAGTGCAGAAGGAAATCCAGGTACACCAATAGTTACCTTCGGTGATACTGAAAAAGAAAAGAATGCAGAGGCACTTAACGATAGAGATGGTGCATAAATAAAACGTCTTTGCCAATAGACGTTAAACTAGATGGCTTTAAGTGCAAAAGCTACAATAAGTTTTTCTTATAAGAGTCATCAGAAATGGTGACTCTTTTTTTGTATGTACAACCGTACAAAATACCTAGTTGACACCCCTTAACATTTACTATATAATTATGTAACATTACTTAACAAAGCAATTAAATGACTTCATCAACTGCCAACAAGTACACTACTACTGAGTACGGCAAGCAAAATATGTTTGCTGCTGAAGCACAACCTTGGATTGATGAGAATTCATCTTACGAAGGTTATGCTCCTAATGCTGAGAAAACCAATGGTCGTTGGGCAATGATTGGTATCGTAGCATTACTTGGTGCGTATATCACTACTGGTCAAATCATTCCAGGTGTATTTTAATGACATCAGCAACAACAAAGATCCAATCTTATTGGAAGGAAGCAGAACAAACTAATGGTCGTCTAGCGATGATTGGTTTATTCGCAGCCGTAGTTAACTACGGATTTACTGGCTGGATTATTCCAGGCATTTTTTAAGACCAGACAGGTCTCTTACAATTCTACCCCTATTAAATCTAAGAACAATGAACGAGAACGCAGAACTACAGAACGGACGCTGGGCCATGATTGGTTTCCTAGCAGCACTAGGTGCTTACGCAGCAACAGGAAACATTATACCAGGAGTATTTTAAGATGACTCCAGAAGCAGAAAAGTTTAACGGATGGATGGCCATGCTAGGTTTCGTAGCAGCAATGGGTGCATACATCACAACAGGTCAAATTATTCCAGGTATTTTCTAATGAACAACAAACAAATTTTCCTCAGAGCAAACGGCAGAGCAGCAATGATTGGATTCATTGTACTCTGTGCATCATATGCAACAACAGGCAATCTTATCCCAGGTATCGTTTAATGACTAAGCAAACAACAAAAACAGAAGAGAAGGTAGATTTTTCTATCGCTGAGAAATGGAATGGTATCTTCGCCATCGCTGGATGTGGAGCACTAATCATATCCTACTCACTATCAGGTCAAATCATTCCAGGTTTCGTTTAATGAATGTCCCAACCTACGACATACCAGCATCACCCATCCTTCTTGTAGGGTTTGCTGGTATTGCAGTCGCACTCTTCACACTTTATACTGTGAACAAAGCATACTTCAACTCACCTTTAAACAGATGAAAGTCCTCGTCCAAACTCTATTCTTAGGAATAGTTTCAGCAACAGTTGTATACGCACCCTCAGTGGCATACGTATAATGACTTGTACATTGTTCACGATCAGGAGATCTACTCTAGTAAAACTACTTGTGGTAATTAACTTACCTTGGCTTGCAGTATCTGCTACAGCAGCATCTCTAGTCGGTACAATTACCTAGTCTAAAACTTTACATAACTAAATACTTATTAGTAAATCGACACAATCCATGACAGATCTAGTAACAGAATCATTTCCAGCATGGAAGGCCATACTCTGGTGCTTCTATCCAATGACTGTTCTTGTCATGGTTGAGTTGTTTTTACGTGGTGTTGATGACGATGATGATGACGATGGTGGCAAGGGTATTAGAGTAACCCAATTACAAACTGTCCCATCTGGTGCTTGACAGAGAGTAGAAATACCTATATAATACTGTAAGTATTTTTACTCAGTCATGACCCAAGTATTCTTATTCGTTTCAATCTTAGCAGTCTACCTTAGTACTAATGTCTCTCAATTCTTTTTTGCGTAGTCCATACAGAGAACTCTATGAGTTCGGTTTTTTTGTCTGTATTGGTATCACAGCAGGTTCAATGGGTTTAATATGAAACAAGAATGTATAACAATTTTAGAAAGGTTTGGTTACTCTGGTAAGAATGCAGAAGAATGTGCCGAGGAGTGGTCTAGTAAGTTCAATGTAACATTTGGTCTTGTAAAATACTACGAGACTTATTTTAATAAATAACTGAAGATTGGTTTAAGATTATG